GCATCTCATGCGAATGAGTTTATTGTTGGTGACTTAAGAGATGTTAATTTTGTAAAACGATGTGTTCGTTTTACTGGATACCTTGGAAACTTCTACAAAGATATTGTAGATAAGTTTGCTGAACCTTTTGATGAAATTTATCAGTTTGCTGCTGATATGGGTGGTGCAGGATTTGTATTCACTGGTGAGAATGATGCAGACATCATGCATAATTCTGTGTCCATCAATCTGAATGTTCTTGAGGAACAACGTAAATTGAATGAAATTACAGAGAAAAATAAAACTAAAATCTTTTACTCTGGATCGGCATGTATGTATCCAGAGCATAATCAACTAGACCCTGATAATCCAGATTGTCGTGAAGAATCAGCATATCCTGCAAACCCAGACTCCGAATATGGATGGGAGAAACTCTTTAGTGAGCGTCTCTACTTTGCTTACAATCGTAACCATGACATCCCTGTTCGGGTTGCTAGGTATCACAACATCTTTGGTCCTGAAGGAACCTGGGACGGTGGTAGAGAGAAGGCACCAGCTGCAATCTGCCGTAAAGTCTCTTTCCTCCCGGAGCAAGGTGGAGCAATCGAGGTGTGGGGAGATGGTCTACAAACTCGTTCCTTCCTGTTCATTGACGAATGCATTGAAGCAACTAGAAGATTGATGGACAGTGACTTTATGGGTCCTGTGAACATTGGTTCTGAAGAAATGGTTACTATTAATCAATTGGTAGACACTGCTGCAAAGGTTTCTGATAAAATTGTGAATAAAATTCATATTGATGGACCTTTGGGAGTTCGTGGTCGTAACTCCAACAATGATTTGATTCGTGAGAAGTTGGGTTGGGATTATTCTCAAACTCTTGAAGAAGGTATCCGATACACCTATTATTGGATTAATGAGCAAATTAATAGTTCTGGAGAATAATTTATTATGCCAAGTTGGAGAAATCCAAACCTTGATATCATCTTTAATGATTACCTTTCTTTTGATTGTGAGAGTGTATCTGAGATGGATGTCTATCAGTTTGGAGTATTTCGTGGAGACTCTATGCGGGAGACGGCAAAAATTCTTCTTAAGCATAATCTAAATCCCAGAAAGTATTGGGGATATGATGTGTTTAGTGGTATGCCTAAAGAAACTGCTGAACCCATCTTTCAGCCTTCCTGGGATCCTGATAAAATGCCTGATGAGTTCAACGTAATGTCCTACGTTGATGAGTTCAATACACCTGAAGAATGTGCAGCAGGAATTGAACCTACAGTACAATCAGTGTTTGATGCTAAGGGTTCTTCTACTAGAGTAGATATTGTTGCTGGATTAGTTGAGGACACGTTATGTAAGCAAGACCTTAAACCTGCTTTTTATATCGACTTTGATCTAGACATCTACTCTCCTACAAAGTATGCTTTCAAGTATATGATAGATAGTAACTTAATACAGGTTGGGACTATTATTGGTTATGATGATTGGGGTGGAACTCCGGAGTTTGAATCTTTTAAGTATGGAGAGTCTAGAGCACATAAAGAAATTTGTGATGAGTATGGACTTCAAATGGAAATGGTTCTACAAAATGGCAATCAGTTTCCGCATGTTCAAACTGTTTGGGTAGTAACTGGAGGAATTTGATGGGAACATTGGTTTATGTTGGTGCAAATGTTGGTGATACTTTAGGAAGAGTTGCCAATAACTTTGATAAAGTTTATGCTTTTGAACCAGACCCAGAGATGTTTGAGAAATTATTTCAAAGATATGGGCAGGACAAAAAGTTTACTCTTGTGAATGCTGCTTGTTCATTAGAAGAAGGTGAAGCAAATTTTTATATCACTGGTAATAGAGTTGCTAGTAGTCTTGGTGATGGTATTCAAGAGTTTAAAGATTTTCACGGGTACAATGCTGAAGTTATCAAGGAGATATCTGTAAAGACAATTAATCTTGCAGATTATCTTAAAGAAAAATGTGTTGATGTTATTCATCTTTACTATTCGGATTGTCAAGGTAGTGATCTAAATGTTCTTAATACTCTTAAAGAATGGATTGATACTGGAAACATTGGTGAGTTGTTTTTAGAAACTCATAGTGAAAAGCAAAATATATACTATGGACTTGAAAATAAACTTTCAGGATTCAAGGAACTACTATCAGAAAACTTTGATTTAGTTCATGTTAGTCTTGGTTGTCATCATGGTAAAATAGTTACTGAAGAAAATATTCCACCAGAAGACCCAGAGTTTGATTGCTACTGGAGATTGAAAGGTGAAGACCCTGGTGTGGGTGAATTGTTAACCGCTTGAGGAAATTATGAAAATTGCAATACTAGGATCTAGTGGGCAGATCGGTGCTTATTTGGAGGATTATTTAAAAGAGAAAGGTCATGATGTTACTGGAGTTGACATTGTTGATGGTGTCGATAATGATCTGAGAGTAACACCTAATATCCATGTCGAACGTATTATAAGTAAAGCAGACTTTGTTTTCTTTCTTGCGTTTGATGTCGGTGGTTCACACTATCTGAAAAAATATCAGCATACTTTTCAGTTCATCAACAATAATACACGTATGATGGCAAATACTTTTACCCTATTGGAGAGGTATAACAAGAGATTCGTCTTTGCATCATCTCAAATGAGTAATATGAGTTACTCTCCTTATGGGGTGATGAAACGTGTTGGTGAACTTCATACCACTGCACTCAAAGGACTCACAGTAAAGTTTTGGAATGTGTATGGTATTGAAAAAGATATGGAGAAGGCTCATGTGATCACTGACTTTATCCGTAGGGGATTTGAGGAGGGTGAATTTGAGATGATGACTGATGGCACTGAAGAACGTCAGTTCCTTTATGCTGAGGACTGTTGTGAGGCATTAGAGACTGTGATGGAGAACTTTACTGACTTTAAACCAGAAGACCCATTGCATATTACTTCTTTCAATACAACTACTATTAAAGAGGTAGCAGCAATCGTCATGGGACAGTTTAATATTATTGGCAGAATTGTTAAAATTAATCCTGGTCTTGCCAAGGATAGTGTTCAGTTAGATAAGAGAAACGAAGCAGACAATTATATTACTGGTTGGTGGTTGCCTAGAACCAACATACAGGAAGGTATTGCTGCAGTGTTTAATAAGATGGCAAAAGAATATGACATTCAAAATTAATCTATATTGTAATGATAGGTTAGAACCGTCATCTTCTGATAAGAATTTTCAGAAGTTTACTGATTGGGCATATGATGGTTCTGGTGAGGTTGACTTTTATGTAAACCAGAGAGCATTAGAACCTTTTAGTAAAGTAAAAGATAGACCAACTTATATTTGGTTACTAGAATCAAAACAGATTATTCAACCCTATTATGATTGGATTCTTGCAAACTACGACTTTGTTGCTTCCCGAGTGGATGGTATTATTAGTTGTGATAAAGAACTCTGTGCAAAGTACCCAAAGTTCATTTACTCAGTAACTAATGCTGCTCCTTGGGTGGTTGACCGTCAAGTCTTTGAGAAAACAAAACTTGTCTCTATGATTTCTTCTAATAAAAGAATGGTCCCTGGACATCTGAAAAGACTTGAATTTGTTAATAAGTTCAAAGACCAAGTTGACCTTTATGGTCGCGGATTCCAAGATATTGATTGTAAGGAAGATGGTCTTCGTGACTATATGTTCTCTATTGCTGTAGAGAATGCTGTATATGATACGTATTTTACAGAGAAATTAACAGATTGTTTTGCTACTGGTACTATTCCAATCTTTTATGGATGTAGAGGAGTTACTGAATACTTCAATGAAGATGGAATTATCTTCTTGGATGATGATTTTGACATATCGACATTGACTGAAGAACTTTATTATTCTAAAATAGATGCTATAAAGGACAACTATCAACGTTCTTTGGAGTTTCCAGTAGCCGAAGATTTTATCTACACTAATTACTTCAATATTTAAATGAGACAGTATAATTACTTCAGAAAAAATAATAAGAATATTAATGGTGCTATCCATGTGGGAGCACATAGAGGTGAAGAAATTTTTCTTTATGAAAAACTCGGTGCAAAAAAAGTAATTTGGATTGAACCCGATCCGGAAGTATTTGAAGAACTTCAAGTGGCACTAAATGACTCTGGTGTTTCTTTGGATTCTTATGCTTTCTGTTGTGCCGCATCTAATCTCGACCAAGAAGGTGTCGATTTTAACCTTTACTATGGACCTGATGCTGGATATATGGTAGGTAATAAAGGTTGTTCTTCCTTACTGAAAGCAAAGGGTAGATTTGAGGAGTGGCATAAAGATACTATTAAAGTAGAATCTGTAAGACTTGATACTCTCCTAGAGGAGAATGAGTTTAACTTTGAAGATTTTGACCACCTTGAAATGGATACTCAAGGTGCTGAGATGATGGTTATTCAAGGAGCAAATAAAATTCTTGAGCATGTTAATACTATTTCTACAGAAGCAACGTGGGAAAATCCTGATTATATTGGAAACACTGTATTCAGTGAACTTAAAGAATACCTTGAAGAACGTGGGTTTGAACATGTCGAGACAATAGAGCATGACCCAAACTGGGGAGATGCGTTATTTGTAAAAAAATTATAAGGAGAAAAAATGGCACTTTCGTTTAATGACCTTGGTAATGCTGGTAGACTCGGTAACCAAATGTTTCAGTATGCTTCATTGAGAGGTATTGCAGCAAATCGTGGACTTGATTGGATGATTCCACCCAAAGATTCAGATCGTGCTGATAACTACGGTTTGTTTGAAGGTTTTAAACTTACTAACTGTGAGAAGAAAAACCAAGGGGAGCAGTTTACGCGCAAACGTATTTCTTGGAGAGAGTTTCACTTTAATGAAGACATTTATAATAAAATTGAAGATGGAACAGACCTTGATGGTTATCTTCAAACCGAAAAGTATTTTCTCAATATTCAAGATGAGATTCGTGAAGACTTTCGATTTAAAGATGAATGGATGGAACCATGTGTTGAGTTCATTAATGAACTTGATAATAAAGACCTTATCTTCCTTCATATCCGTAGAGGTAACCCCACGTTACAGGGTGTGCGTGGTGAACGTTGGTCATACCAACTCCTTCAACATACTCATCCTCTAATGAAGAAAGAGTATTACATTAATGCATTAAAGGAGTTTCCAGAAGACCAACAGGTAATGGTATTTTCTGATGTTATTGATTGGTGTAAAGAACAACCCTGGTTGCAGGGGGACAGATTTATGTTCTCTGATAATTCTAAGATGTTGTTTGGTGATGGTGCTTCTGTTCCTTATGTTGATCTTTGCCTAATGACTATGTGTAAAGGTGCAATTATTGCCAATTCTTCCCTATCGTGGTGGGGTGCATGGTTACAAAAAGAGAAGGGTAAGATTATTTGCCCAACTCCTTGGTTTGGGCCTGCAGTAGACCATTATGATATGTCCGATCTTATTCCTGAAGGATGGGTTGAACTTTATAATGACCCTAGTGAAATTACACCAGGAGAGTGCTGATATGGATTTATCATTTATTATTCCGATTAAGATTGAGTCTTTAGACCGTCTCCGAAATTGTATTACTGTTCTCAGTTATCTTCGTAATACGGTTCCCGATGCAGACATTTATATCAAAGAAGTAGATGAGAATTCTAAGTTTGCTCAGTATGTTCTTCCTGAAGTTGAAAAAAATGCTGACACAACAAAGATTCATCATACCTTCCAGCATAACCCAGACGATGCTTTGTTTCATAGGACACGATATATAAATGATTTGTTCTTGCAAACAAACAGTAAAGTTGTATGGCATTATGATGTAGATGTTCTTTTTCCAAGCGATACCTATTTGGCAACATATAATTTGATTGCTAATGATGGATTTGATTTTGTATATCCTTTTGGATGTGGTCCTTATCAGAATGCAATCAACTATGATGATGCAATGTATGAAAAATTTATTGCGTCTGGATATAACTTAGAAGTATTAAAAACTGATTACTTTAGACTTCCAGCAACTGTGGGATTCTCTCAGGTTTTTAATGCTGAATCATATGCTAAGTTTGGATTCATGAATGAAAATTTTGTATCCTGGGGATGTGAAGACTGTGAACTATACTATAGAATGAATATTCTTGGTTATAAAGTTGGTCGTATAATGCATGATGTGTATCATCTAGAACACTCTAGAACATTTAACTCTCACTATAATAACCCCAAGTTCCAGGAGAACAATCAGTTATGGCAGTGGTTTAGACATCAGGATGTGGGTGTTGTGCGTAAATATTATGAAGACCAGAAATATGTAAATGAAAGGATAAAACAATGGACCTGAGTTTTTTAATTCCTACTAAGATAGAATCTGAAGATAGACTTAGAAACGTTTGTACTGTTCTTGCATACTTATCAAAAAATTTTGATGCAGATATTCTTATCAAAGAGGTGGATGACGCACAGAATGTAAAACATTTTGTATTCCCCTTACTCTATAAAAAGTTTGGATATATTCCTGACAGAATTCAATACTTTTATGAGAAACCAAAGACTGAGTATTTCCATAAAACAAAAATTTTAAATGATTTACTGCAGGAATCAAAAACAACAGTGGTTGCAAACTATGACACTGATGTGATTCTTCCAATTGGTTCTATTCAAGCAGCATATGAATTGATTAACTCTAACGTTTCTGATGCTGTTTATCCATATGGCGTGGGACCTTACCAAAAAGCAGTTAAGTATTCGCAGCAATTATTTGATGAGTATTTTAATTCAACCATGGTAGATGATGATATCTCTATAACACTAGAGAAGGATGTCTATATCAGTAGTTCAACTATTGGTTGGTGTCAGTTCATCAGAAGGTCAAATTATATTAATTCCTTCATGATGAACGAAAATTTTTTTGCATGGGGACCTGAGGATTGTGAACTTCATTATAGGTTGCTTGTAATGGGAAATAAAGTTGACAGAATCCAAGAATATGTCTATCATTTAGAGCACTCCCGTTCCCAAGATTCTTGGTTCAATAATCCGAAGTGGCAAGAAAATATGAAACTGTGGGAGTGGATTCGGACTCAAGATGGTGACCAACTGTCGAAATACTACAATAATCAAGAATATATCAAGGAGAGAACTTCAAATGCTGGCATTTAATGGATTGGGTAATAACGGTCGTCTGGGAAATCAGATGTTCCAGTATGCAGCATTGAGAGGTATTGCTGCTCATAAAGGATATGATTGGTGTATTCCTCACTGGAACACACCTAGGGTTGACAACTATAGTCTTGCCAATTGCTTTAAAATGGGCAGTGCTAAACAGCATAACCTTTCTATTCTTGATAACGGATATGCCCCTACTGTTATTGAACGATACTTTCATTATGACGAAGAAATGAAAACTCTTTGTCCTAATGATGTTTCTATTCATGGGTTTTTTCAAACAGAGAAGTATTTCAAAAATATTGAAGGCCAAATTCGTGCAGACTTCACGTTTCATGATGAAATCTTGAAACCTTGCACAGAGATGATTAATTCTCTTGATGTGAAACCCCTGTTCTTGCATGTTCGTAGAGGTGACCCAAATCTTGTTGATTCCCGTGGGTTTAAATGGTCATACACAGAGTGTTCGGACCAGCATCCACCTCAACCTCTTGCTTACTATGAAGAAGCACTTAAAGAGTTTTCTGAGGACCAACCAGTTGTGGTTTGTTCTGATTCTCCTGAGTGGGTTAATAAGCAAGAGTTTTTTAATGATGAACGATTCCTCATATCTGAATCAGAAAATAAGTATCCTGATGGGTCTTATACACCATACGTAGACTTATGCTTGATGAGTCTTTGTGAAGGTGCTATTATTGCTAATAGTTCTATGAGTTGGTGGGGTGCATGGCTACAGAATGGTGTAGGAAATGTTGTGGCACCAAAAGTTTGGTTCGGTCCTGCATATCCAAATAATAATACTATAGATCTATACTGCGAAGGGTGGAAGACAATTTAATGGTTACTAAATTTTCAACATTGGATAGGAATAAAGCACTTTATAAACTCAAAGGACTTCCTCCCATATATTATTTGAATCTGGATGAGCAACCAGAAAGAAAAGAATATATGGAAGAGCAGTTCAAGTATTGGGGGATTGAGAATTATACTCGTATCTCTGCATACGATGGTAGAGATGGTAGAGATCTTGGAGACATACTTAAAGGAAGATACCCTGATAGTATGTCTTCCGGTGAAGTAGGATGCACTACGTCCCATCTGAAAGCAATGGTGGAGTTTCTTAAGACAGATGCTCCGTGTGCATTAATGATGGAAGATGATTGTGATATTTCTACTGTATCTTATTGGCCTTTTGAATGGAAAAATTTTTATGCAAAAGTTCCATATGATTATGATGTAGTTCAACTTGCAGTTATTAACCCTGCATCAGTTCATCTGCAAATTCATAAAAGATTTGTAAATGATTTTTCAACAGCATGTTATATGATTACTCGTCGTCATGCACAAAAACTAATTGACCTTCATGTAAGAGGAGTTAAGTATAAGATTGATAATGGAGTTAAACCAAGAGCAGTTGCTGATGACCTGATTTATAACTCTGGAAATACTTTCACTATTCCTTTGTTTTTATATAAACTTGAACTTGGATCTTCAATTCATGCAGAACATATTGATGTTTTTCATAAGTCAAGTTATGATGGTCTTTGGAATTTTTGGAAAACTCAAGCAAATCAGATTGAAGATTGGAATGTACTATTTGACTATGACCCATACTTTAATCGGTTGCCTCCTGGGTTTGAGGGGAAATAGTAAGCATTTATACTGACTGCCCCTTGACAGGACTTTATGTTTCCTATATAATAATGTAATGTTTCTTCACAAAACTCAAATGACTGTAACAACTGAAGACGGTGGACGCACAAACATGTGGGCCACAGAACCCCGCATGTACGTTGATCCATCCTATACTGAGACGTATGGTCTTGAGACATATGCAGAACGTGCAGAGAAACTCAATGGTCGCACGGCAATGATTGGATTTGCCTTTGCACTGGTTTCTTATGCTACGACTGGCAGTGTGTTCTTTTTCGGACTTTTCGGTTTTTGAGCACTTGACAATGTATCAAATTTTGTTTACAATGACTAGCATTGCCTTCCTTGTGTTGTTGGCATACTCTGTAGAAAACCTTTCCGAAACTTACTAATGGACTTTAACGTTACCTTCCGCACTCCTGATGGTACAGAAACGACCGTCACTTGTCAGGATGACCAATACCTTCTTGATGCCGCCGAGGAGGGTGGTGTTGATATGAACTACTCCTGCCGTGCAGGTGCTTGTTCATCTTGTGCAGGTAAAGTTGTATCTGGTACAGTAGACCAAAGTGATCAGTCATTCTTGGATGATGATCAAATGGAAGAAGGATTTGTGCTCACTTGTGTTGCATATCCAACTTCTGATGTTATAATTGAAACTGAACAAGAAGAGAATCTCTACTGATGCATGGAAGTCTTGAACCAGAAGATCGAGTAATGGATGCTCCATCTGTTTATGAACAAGTTGCTTCTCTTGCCCAAAAATATGGGTGGGAAGAAGGAGATAACATTGTAGTCGAAATGGCAGGAACTCAAGTCTCTGGTATCGATGTAGGTGAAGTGTATAACAAAAAATGGCAATCACCTATCGGCACTCGTAAGCATAACAAAGAAGCATTCATTGTTATTAAAAATCTCACCAGAGATCCCTTTGAGTCTTCTAAACCTATGGATAGAGAGCACAAACCTCAACATTCATATGAACCAGTCAGTAAAACAAATGTCTAATCCAAATCAACTCTATGATGATATGGAGAGACTCAATGCCCTATACGAAGAACTCTGCTGGGCACATGATGATGAATTAGTATTCACTCATGAAAATGGTAGAGTCATTATTTACAACAAAACACAGGAGCAAGAACAATGAACGAAAGAGCAGAACGTATTAATGGTTGGGCAGCAATGATCGGAGTCATTGCCGCAATGGGATCCTATGCCGTTAGTGGACAAATTATTCCTGGAGTATGGTAAAATGATGTTATTAGCAACCTTTATGTTGGGTGCTTTTATAATTCATTCTGTACTCACGGAAAATATTGATGATGATGATGGACCAGGTGGTGGTATGTTGATACCAGCACAAAACCCAATTCAATAATAGACAAGAAAGGCTTTACTCTATATACTGAGTAGAGTCTTTTTTTATTATATGCCAAAGAATCAATTGAATAAGGATGAAATGATTTGTCATGTCCTTAAACTCAAGCATGAAGTTGATACAGAATCGAAATCAGTTTGGCAGAAAGAAAAAGAATTGGCACACAAGTATCTAAATCGAGTACTGGATCGGATTCAAGAGTATCGATACTAGGGCTTGACGGAATTTTTAAAGACCTGTATAATAGATGGGTCTTCGGGACACCACCTCAAAACACTCTCAACACGGGAGTTGACAAGGACGGGAAACCGTAGTATACTAAATAAGTCAGCAAGTCAAGAAATCAACACATTTCTTTACTGTTCGTAACACCCCTCAAACCAAGACCTATAGGGTGTCTAAACACGTCTTTCATATCCCAGACTTAGGGTGTCTGGGAAATAGTAACTCCACCATTCCCTGATGGTCTTACTTTTTTGTTCAAAACAATGGCTACAACTCTTTCAAGGCAACAATCTACAACCCCATGGCAGAATTTCTGTGAGTGGGTGACATCAACTAACAACCGTTTGTATGTTGGTTGGTTCGGTGTATTGATGATCCCAACACTGTTAGCAGCAACTGTCTGCTTCATTGTCGCATTCATCGCAGCACCTCCCGTCGATATTGACGGTATCCGTGAACCCGTAGCAGGTTCACTCATGTATGGCAACAACATCATTTCTGGTGCAGTTGTCCCAAGTTCAAATGCAATCGGTCTCCACTTCTACCCAATCTGGGAAGCAGCATCACTCGATGAGTGGTTGTATAA